AACGGGTATAAAATGACGTAATGAGTGGTGAATCATACCCTTACGGGTGTAATATCACTTATCAAAAAGTGAGCAAGCTACGTGAGTGCTGCATCGTTTAAATTACATTTAAATTTTTATCATGGTAATTAACGTACTTATTTTAATCGCCTCTATTGCGTTAGTGTACATAGTATTTGCACTAATAATTGGAGAAAAAGAATTGCAAGAACAATATGAAAAACAAAGGGATGCTACGGAATATCCTCTGCGAGAGCAAAAGAAGAGGAAAAAGTATAAAAGTCGTCCAAAGGCTACTAAGGTGGAAGCACCGCATAAACGTAAGCCTGGTCGTCCTAAAAAAGAGAATAAGAAATGAGTAAACTACCTACAAAAAAAGTAAAAGCGAGTAGAAAATCACCAAAGAACATGATTATTTACGGTGCTCCTAAGATAGGTAAGACTACAGTACTAGCTCAGCTAGATGACTGTCTTATCATAGACTTAGAAAAAGGCTCTGACATGTTAGATGCACTAAAAGTACAAGCAAATAGTCTAAAAGAACTAGGAGAGATAGGCAAAGAGATATTTCAGCAAGGGAAACCTTACAAGTATGTCGCAATTGATACTATCAGTAAACTAGAAGAATGGTGTGAAGAAGAAGGTAAACAGATTTACCTGAAGACTCCAATGGGTAAAAGTTTTGAAACAAAAAACCCAGGTATGTCTATCTTATCATTGCCTAACGGTGCAGGTTACCTGTATCTTAGAATGGCATACAAGAGATGGATGGACAGATTAAATACGCTTGCCGATCACGTGATCCTTGTTGGTCACTTGAAAGACAAAATGCTTGAAAAGAAAGGGAAGGAAGTGGCTGTGAAAGACCTCGACCTAACCGGTAAGATCAAGCAAATTACATGCGCAAACGCTGACGCAGTAGGCTATATCTATAGAGAAGATGATGTCACTATGATTTCATTTGATTCGCTAGACGATATAGTAGCCGGCAGTAGATGCGAACACTTAAAAGGCAAGACCATGCCTATGGAATGGTCAAAGATTTTTATTGATTAACTGTTAAAAATTTAACACAAATGATTGAAACCAATCAACACACAGAAGCAAGCGTTGAGTCACAACCGACTCCGCAAACCATTACAACTACTATGATCTTAAACGATCTAGACAATGGAGTTGACCGCAAAGGGATCCAAGCTAAGTATAGCTTAGAAGGATGGGAATTAACAGAGATGTTTAAGCACCCAGTATTAAAAGGCAAGAAAGCTAAGAAAAAGCGTAAAATGTCTTTTAACTTTGTTGACGACACTGCTCCTAATCCTAATCAAACTACCGTAGAGGGAGTTATCGAAGAAGTTATGGGGGCAGTAAACACTATTTCAGATGATTTTCATAATCGTGCAGATCTAAGATCTCAAGATGCTATTGAAAATACTGAAGGGCTTACAGATACTTATACCGGTGGGCAAAAAGAGCAAATGGAAGGACAAGCTTGGGAGGAAGAAATCCAAGGTCGTACAGAAATGGACGCTCAAGATCAATTAAATGAAATTAATAACGAAGAAGAAGAATTTTAATTATGGCAATTAAATCAAACGCAAGTACGCAAGAAGTAGTAGGTTCAGGGATGAAACTATACTCAGGATTAACTAACGTAAACGTTATCGCAGTTAACCCTACAATGGCTGAATTACATGCTCTAGACATCAAAGTTAAGAGTGAGCCAAATTATCAAGTATCATTTAGCAACGAAGACTACAACAAAGTAGTTGTGTGGCTAGGTAATGAAGATACTAAAGTGAAACTAGAAGTATTGGTACAACCAAAAGCTCGTGTATCACAAAATGGTAAGAACCAATACATCAATGCTATTGGTCAAACTACATGGTCTGAAGGTAAACCTTCATTTGACTGGTGGAAAGCTACTGGTGAGAGACACGCCTTTGTTGGCGAAGAAACTCTTATCAACTTTGTTAAAGCGTGGGCTAATGTAGCTAACGGAGACGAAGTAAGCTTTGAGACAGGTAAAAAGATTTCTAACGGGGACGTATCAGAGATTAAAGCTCTTGTTAATGTGCTAAAAGACAATCAATTACGTGTGTTGGTAGGTGTTAAAGACGACAAGTACCAAACTGTGTATACTAAGCACTTTGGTCGTGTTAAGCCGCAACGTGATGATTTCTTTGTTCGTAATTTGAATGGTGATTACACATCATTTAATGCAGACTTCAATGCTGACTTGGTGTGGGGAACTCACAATCCAACTATTAACTTAGTTACTCCTGACTCTAAAGAGACGGAAGATTGGACTATGCCAGACAAGCCTGCTAACAGCACAGACGACGACTCTCCGTTTTAATGATTGCTGCTAGAAGTAGTGATGATTACCTGCATACAGATGTCATACTTAGTAAGATTACTGAGTATGACATTTTCAGGTATTACATCAGAGGATTTAAAGAGCTTGATAAAAAGTTCTGCAGTGAGTTGCGTGAAGACAAGACTCCAACCTCTGCTGTGTATGTGTGGAAGAATACCTTATTGTATAAGGATCACGGACACCCAGATCATACCTTTAACTGCTTCAGATATATCCAAGCCGCATTCAATTGTGATTGGATTACTGCTCTTCGTATGGTAGACAGTGACTTTAACCTAGGGTTATCGTACATTAAAAACGACGGAGTATTTTCTATGGGAGCTCAGGGTGTTAAGAGAAAACAGCCTGAGCTTGTAGAAAAACTTACGCTTATCCGTAAGAAAGCTCGCAAGTGGAACAGTGAGGATGCTAAGTTTTGGCGTAAATATTATATAAGTAAGAAAATTTTAGTTAAATTTGGCGTTGAACCTATAGATTATTATTGGGTCAACGAACATAGATTTAGCTGTAAAACAATCACTTACGCATATAAGTTTGGTCAAAGATTTAAAATCTACGCACCAGAAGAAACAGAGCGCAAATGGACAAGCAATGTTAAAGCAGCAGATATTCAAGGTTGGAACCAGTTGCCTGATAAAGGCACTCTAATTATTCTAACATCTTCGTTAAAAGACATCATGACTCTATATTCGGCAGGGTACTCAGCAATTGCAATGCAAAGTGAAATGCAAGTACCGCCAGAGAAACTTATAGAAAGCTTAAAGACAAGGTTCGATCAAGTAGTAGTTCTCTATGACAACGACTACATGAAAGAAACAAATCCAGGGCAGATGATGGCAAATAAAATCTGTGATAAGTATGACCTAATAAATGTGTGCATACCAGATAAGTATGAATCGAAAGATCCATCAGATTTGGTAAGAGCAGCAGATATGTCTATACTAAAGCAGATTATAAATGAACAAAGATGAGATAATTAATTTTTTACAAGAGCGTACAGGTTATTTGAAGAAAGGAACAGCCTGGTTAGCAGAAAAATTCGATGTATCAGAAGACATCGCACATCAAGCACGACGAGAAGCATTAGGTATTAACTCTAATTCTAATGTGCACAGCCCAAGTTTTAAGGAACACTTAGATTCAAATGGTTTAACTATGGGAGACGTAAAGTCTGTCAAGTTTTGGCAAGCATCTAATGGAGACCAGAGATACTCAGTTGTAACTCAAAATCAATGGCATCAGTTTGGAAATATGAAACAAGAATTCATAGATCTAATTAAAGCAGATGTCCCTAAGTTTGAGCCAATTAAGTATGATAAACGGCTCAAAGACCCAGTAATGTTAGAAATATCTTTACCAGATATACATTACGGCAAGGTAACAGGAGAGGGCCCAGAGAAGTTAGAAGACGACTACATGCAAGTTTTACATGATCTTATATCTAAGACTGCAGGCTTAAATGTTGAGCGTATTTTACTTCCAATTGGGAACGACGGTATGAATTCAGAGGGATTACGTAAGAGCACTACAGCAGGTACGCCGCAAGATGATTACATGGGATGGCGAGAGTCTTTCCGTGGTTATTGGCAACTGATGGAGAAAGCAATTACATATCTTTCACAATTTGCACCTATTGATGTGATTATAGTGCAAGGTAACCACGACTATGAACGTATGTTTTATGTTGGGGATTTACTAGAGGCTAGATTTTTTAACAATCCTAATATTACAGTTGATAATAGTTTAGAAGAGCGTAAGTACTACCAGTACGGAACAAACATGATACTACACTTTCATGGTGATAAGGTTAAAGGAGACAAAATTCCTTTACTTATGGCTACGGAGCAACCTATCATGTGGAGCGAGACTACATTCCGAGAAGCGCATTTAGGCCATTTCCACAAAGAGATGCTTAATGAGTTTATGGGAACTAAAGTCCGGTTCATTCCATCTATATGCGGAAGCGATGAATGGCATAAGAATAAAGCTTATGTCGGCACCAAACGGGTGGGGCAAGTTCACATATGGAGTAAAGCTAGAGGGTACGAAGGTAATCTACAAACTAATATCGTTGCAAATGGGTTATAAGAAGAAAGGTAAAGTTAAAGTAAGCGCCAAGAAAAATGTATACAAAGGAATTCAATTTCAGTCTCTATTAGAAAAGCATATGTATAAGATGCTTGATGATGATGGGATTAAAGTTGATTACGAGAAACATACATTCACTGTGTTCGACGGGATGGTATATCCACAAGCATGTTATGAAGGAACAAAAGCTAAGTTGTGTAATAAGGGTAGTAAAATACGACCTATTACATACACTCCTGATTTTGTAGATCCTAACGGTAAGTGGATAATCGAGACAAAAGGATACGCTAACGAGTCATTCCCTTTGAGATGGAAGTTGTTTAAAAAACATCTGAAAGAGAATAACCTTACGTACGTTCTATTTATGCCTAGAAATAGGCAACAATGTATGGAAGTTTTAGAATTAGTACAACAATTATGACAAGAAAAGAAAAAGTAGATACTCTCCAAAGAGGAGATATTATAGCCGTTGTTCAACACAACGGCTTTTCTTTTGCTGTATTTTGGGGGTGGGACAATAATGGTTACACATCAGAAGAAGGAATTGATCGTAAAGCTTGGTATTATACAATACCTGAGTGGAGTGTAATGACAGGCTCTGAGCAGAAAGAGCATTTAGATAAGATTAAAGCAGGGAAAGTTAAATATTTTCCTGGTGGCATATCTTGGACAACTAATCATGCTGAACGAAAAGTGTTACCTATATCAGAATCCTATCTAACAAAATATCAACAAGAGTATGTTAATTTATTAAACAACAAATTAAGATGAGTATAAAAACTATTGACACACAGATTAAAGGCTCTAAAGGGATCGAGAAAAAGATCAACGAAGGAGCAAAGAGAATGGTCTTTGACATTCTTCAATCAACACAGTACTCTATGCCAATTCCGAGTACCATACGTGAGCTCACAACTAATGCTTGTGATTCACAGAGGGAAAAAGAGATAGCTCTAGAGATACTAAGCGGAGAGAAGAAACCGGAAGACTATTACATTACGCGTGGAGGCGCACAGTACGAAGACAGTAACTTTAATGCAGATTACTACAATGTTTTACACTTAGACAAGCATAAGAATCAGATAGATCTGACTTATATTGAAGCAGAAGGTACAGGATTTTGTGATACATTTGCAATAATGGACTACGGTGTAGGTATTGGTGCACGCAGACTAGAAGGTGTCCTAGAATTAGGATATTCTACTAAGCGTAACACATCAGAGAACTTTGGTGCATTTGGCTTAGGTGCTAAAGCAGCATTGTCTACAGGTGTAGATTTCTACACTATAGAAACTGTTTACAACGGAATGAGATTTAAATGTAATTGCTACAATTACAAGACTGATTTCATTATACCAGCTTTCAATATAGAAGCAGGTAAACAAAACCCATTTGTTACATTCTCAGATGGTACTAAAGTATATTATGAAGAATCGGACTCTAAGAATTACACGGAAGTAAGCTTCAGAACCAAGAAACATAATAGACGTAAGTACAAGGAAGCTGTAGAAGAGCAATTAAATTACTTGAACAATGTTAACTTTACAGTTTCACACGAAAGTGGATGGACCGAAGAAGTTGACTTTAAAAATGAAGTAATATACTCTTCAGATCATCTTATTATCAGTGATGGCTATACGTATTCTAAACCGCATATACTTGTAGTAAAGAATCCTAAAGCTGAAACAGGTATTAACTATGGTCACATAGATTTCCGAGAGTTAGAAATGGAGCAACTGTATGGCGCTATTGCATTTAAATGTCCTATGAGGCAAGTTGTAGTAGATGACAATGGCGTAGAAACAGTTATACAAGAAGGTGTTGACGTAACTCCGTCGCGTGAGAAGGTAATATGGAATGAAGCTACTAAAGAGTATGTTCAGGGTATTATCAAGAAAGCTGCGATAGAGGCTACTAATGTAGTTCAGGACGAGCTAAACACTACAGATTTTATTGACTGGATTTCTAAGACTCGTGCGCTTGTTAGTGGTGCTCGTAGTGAGAATCGTGTTCTAAACAAATTATCTAATATTATAGATAAAGACATGATTAGCCCTACGTTCCCTGGAGACAAGAGAATTAGATACGCTATACCAACTAAATTATTCGAAGGGTTTAAGATTACCAAATTAAGTTATGAGCTTGAAAAAGGTAAATTTAAGGCTATAAGAGATGAAAAGTTGATTGTGTGGGGCGGTATCGATCCAAAACACATGTACTTTAAGGGTGAAGCACCATTTACTAGATTAACAGATGCTTACTTAATCAAGAAAGACAGTCTTGATGTGTACCCTACAGTACTAAGTCTAGAGAATTTAGACGCTAAGTTTGATGGTAAAATTGCTATAGCTCAAGGCGAAAGCAAGACATTCTTAATTAAAGAAAAGAATAGAGTTTCACGCAAGCGTGCGGCTGTACTTAAGTACTTTAAAGAATCTTCTCTCTCTGGAAGCTATGATGATGTAGAAGTCCCAGAAGATTGGACAATAGATTTTAACACCGAAGAAGAGCAAGCAATGCAAGTATCTAAGTTTGACAACATCTCTCCTGCAGAGCGTCGTGAAATAGAGAAACGTATGGTTGCATATTCTCTTAGATTTGATAGCAAACGTAATGATGATAAAACGTTCACCCTTGACAAGATAGAGCCAAAGGCCAAAGATCTTATGGAAAGCGAGTCTCGTATTTATTATTGCACTAAAGCAGATGAAGATCTAATGCATCTAGCAGCTAAAATCTTACATGCGCAAGCTCCTAGATTTAAAGATGTTTACCCTGATAACAGTTGGTCTTCTTGGGATGACTGTCAAAGTCAGCCAATCTTTTATTATGAAGAACCAGCTGTTTCTCTTAGAATAACATATGGGGAAGACAAAGGTAAATTTCATGACTGGGCTGCTCAATCAGTTAGGACATGGGATACACCACAGTTAATCAGAGTAAGTGAAAATAAAGTTAAATACATCAAGAAGAATCCAAATTGTAAGCACATTAGTGAATTCTTTTTACAAGTAAATGATAAAGGAGGATATACTATGGATGAATCAATGGTTAAGTGGTTTACAGCGTCAAAATTAGACAAAATTTCTGATGCTGGATTCTTATCGAGTTTTATTAACATTAATCCTGGACTTAAAGAGATCTACGATTTAGTCTTAAAAGCTAGAGAATCTAGTTTTGACTATTATCGTCATAGAGATCTAGACAAGACGGATGTGTTTACACAAGCTCAAAAGCTTATGGATTTTCAAATGTACTGCAATCAAGTAGAAGGTGAAGCTAATGCAGCTGAACTAATTAGTGCAAAGAGCACTGAGTTATTTGTTCTTTCAGACATAGGAGAAAGTGTTGCAGTTAATCTAAATATTCTGGCTATGTATGATAATATACTAGAATTTTCAGAAGACACTAAGCATTTACTTTCTGCTATAGATGGTATAAGTAGAGAAAAAGCTCTTAGCCCAGAATTAGAGAAAGAAATACTCTCTTATTTGAAATGTAAAGGGAAAGATGAGTGGGACGTCACTGACGTTTTACCAGAAACCCCTGAATTAGAAGAAGATAGCGCACAATAGTTGCGCATCTTCTTAAATTTTCGTAAATTAGTAACCAATTTAATACCAATTAACACATGATCACAATTAACGTTATCGACGACAAAATCTGCGGCTCTTATGGTGACACACCATTTGCAGTGCAGTACACTGAAGAAACCTATGCATCAATGATGCAGCTTGCTGACGAAGCATCTTCAGTAACAACCATGGACGACTACAAAACCATTATGAGTGAGTTTGCAGAGCTATGTGTTGTAGACTATACTAAAACAGTAGAGTCAAAATGTGCTTACATTCATGTAAACAAGAATACAGGCGAGTTTTTCCTTAAGAGTGAAGGAGTTGTTTCTTCTATTCCTATGCCTCAAGCATTGGTAGATAGAATATTCGAATCTATTGACAAGGGTGTATCATTTGAACCACTTGTTAAAATGTGGGTTAGATGGTTGCGTAACCCTGTATTAGCAGAAAAAGCTAAGAGTGATAGAGGAATTGATTTCTCTAATCGCTTCTTTAACTTTGTTAATATGCAGTATGTACATCCTAAACTTAAGGAAGAGCTTATGGAAGAGCAAGGCCTTAGTGAGACAATTGCTGCTGACCGTGCTACTATGTACCAAATGAAAATTACTCGTGAGGGTCTTCTTAATGGTTACAAAGTATCTAGAGAGATTATGCATAAGTATGACACTGAAACAGGAGACAAAATAGATCGCTACGCTCGTACGTTCAACCCTGATACCGGTGAAATACAAGGTGAGGGGTTTCCTGAGCACGTAGAAGACCGCTTGTTTGAACCTGCAATGATGGGTTCAGGTGGAGATAGTTTCTCTTGTATTGGCGACAATGGGTTTGCTAATCCAGGGCATTTTATCAAAGTTGGTTGTACACACAGCTTAGCTTCGTGGAGCCAAGTTAATACTAATGACAATCAGTCTTGCGTAAAAGGTCTCCACATTGGTGGTCTTAAGTATATCGCGTTCTATTCAGGTGAGATCCACAATATATTTGCGGATCCTATGCACATTGGTGCAGTGCCTGATGATGTAGACGGTGCTATACGTTGCAAGCAATATTTTGTTCATTCTTCTCTTGCAGGAGTAAATGGATCTATTTATCACAGTTCAACTTATGCAGCTATGACTGATGCCGAGTGGCAAGAAATGAGGTCAGAAGCAGTAAAGGTAAAGTTAGAAAGCAAAGCTCAAGTTGACAAGGAAGTCGCTGAGCTTAATGCTTTGTAACTGTGTGTTAAATTGGTTAATAGAGGGGCCTAGTGCCCCTTTATTTTTACTTTAAAAATAAGAAAGATGAAAAAAACGGTTTTAATAGACGCGGATAGCTTAATTTATTTTGAGATGAATAAGTCCACGTTAGAAGAGGCAATAGCTGGTATTGATGATAGAATGACTACCATGCTAGCGGAAACTAAAGCTACTGATTTTGCTGGCTTTTTGACAGCAGGAAGGTGTTTTAGATACAACAGAGCAGAGACGAGAGACTATAAAGGAAACCGAAAAAAGACAGATCGACCAATCATATTTTACGCACTAAAAGAATACTTACAACAAACTTGGAAATGTACTTATATAACTGAAGTGGAAGCGGATGATTTAGTATGTATGTATGCTGACACAGAGAATGGAACTACAGTTGTGTGCAGCCCTGATAAAGATGTTTTATATCAACTACCAGGGTCTCATTACAACTATAGAACAGCTGAGTGGATTCATACCAGTAAACAGGACGCAGAGAAGTTTCTATGGAAACAGATGCTTATGGGTGATCCTACCGATGGTATACCAGGTATACCTAAAGTAGGAGAAAAGACAGCGTCACTCTGGCTTGCCGATGTAACAATAATTGATATGCCTGAATTTGTGCTAAATAAATATATAGAAAAATTTGGTACACACGAAGGAATTCTTAAATTTACAGAGACATTCAGATTGGTCTACATTCTCAAAACTGAGGAGGATCTCGAAAGAGAAACCGGGATCAAGCTACCAGAGCTAGTTAAACATGCAATTGAAACTAATCAACCTCCTGAGCTATGGCCGTAACATGCAGTAAACTAATTTATACACCTAACGACGCTCTATCATTGAGCGTTACAGGTGGAACAAAGGATCTTATCCCCCAGTTGAATAACGGAAAGATTGTTTCCCTCGAGAGCCCTACCCACAATATTAAGGTGGGGCTCACCTTGGAAGTACAAAGACAAAAGTATAAGGTAAATCTTATTGAAGCAAAGATAATAAATGGTAAAACCATGTACGTCTTATCTACAGCTAAGAGAACTAAAGCTTCTACTTTCTTGCTACCTATGCTGTATGGCAGCAGGGTGACATTCTTTTGGGATAAATTGTTTATGAATTGTTTTATTGCAACAGAAACGGATAGTTATTGCATTGCATTGCTTTATAGGTGGTCTGGTGACCCTCGATTTATTAAGTTTGAGAAAACACTTAGTGAATTCCCAAACTTTAGAAAAACGTACGATCCAGATACACAAACAGTTATGTTCATATTTGATATTCCACATAAACACGAAGACAATTACAGAACCCTCTTATCAGGAGGGTATTCTAAATTATCTCAAGATTATAAAAAGGATATACTATTGTTTCACGGTCTTACGCCGCAAAGCGAAATTGGACAAATACTGTATAAAGATGAAAAGAGGCGACAACGTTTAAGCTTTAAGCTTGGTGTGCAGCTAAATAAAGATGCAGAGTTGTTAAGTATAATTGATTATGAACAAGAAACATTTAACTCAGAAATATACCGATGTCAAAAGAATTTGTAAAATACAAATATGATATTGTTTCACAGAAAACAGTACCATTCAAAGATACAACAGAAATGATAAGAAGAT